GACCGTTTCCAACGTCTTGATAAAGAATTAAAACTTTTTCAGCATTAGAATCATAAACTGGTGCAAAATACCAACTATAGGCGGCTTCAAAGACTACAGGAGTTCCAAAACTAATGGCTGTTCCAGATACCGTTCCCACGGCTAACGTGCCGTAATTACTGTTACCATTATCTCTATAGGTTATAGCTACTTTCTGAGCGCTAGGATCGTAAGCTGTTCCCGTATCGAATACTGTAGCCGCTTCAAAGACTACAGCAGTGCCAAAGCTGATTCCTGTTCCAGATACCGTTCCCACGATAGAAGTTCCGTACTGTGAGTTTCCAAAGTTTGCATAGGCAACAACAATCTTTCCAGAGCTAGTGTCATAGGCAGAAGAAATAAACTCCGTTCTAGTAGAGTTAAAAGTTACTTCTGAACCAAAACTGATTCCCGTCCCGCTTACAGTCCCAACTCTAACTCTACCAGAGTTAGCAACCACCCCTTCTCTATAGAAGATTACAACCTTGTTGTTTGATGAGTCGTACACTGCTGAGACAGATTCAGATTCGCCTGAGAAGAAAACTACTGCCGTTCCAAAGCTAATGGTTGTACCCGAAACGGTGCCAACAATAGCCGTCCCATAGTTACTATTATTTCCATCCTTGTATCCAATAACCACTTTATTGTTACTGCTGTCAAAAGTAGCGGAAATGAAGGTTACGTTCACGCCACTATCAAAGGTAGCGAGATTACCAAAAGAGATGGAAGTACCACTGACTGTGCCAACTATAGCTTTGCCTGTTCCATTAGCAGTTTCTTGGAAAGCGATAACCACTTTATTAGAGTTGCTGTCAAAAGTTGTGGAAGTGTATGCCACTCCACTAGCATTATGGAAAACTACAGGGGTTCCAAAACTAACACTTGTGCCGGAAACCGTGCCAATAACAGCTTTGCCATAAGAGCTATCACCTTTGTCTGAGTAGGCAATGACTACTTTATTTAAGTTGCTATCAAACGCAGATGAAATAAAAGCCGATTCAGCTGACTCAAAAACAGCAGGGCTACCTAATGTTTGCGAAATATTAGTCGCAGAAGCAACACTCACAGTCCCATTGCTATTAACTACAACGGGCTTACCGTTGGGCAGCGTACCAGAGGCAGTCGCATATACTTCTGCGTTAGCTTGGGATTGGACTTTTCCCACATACTTCATTAGCTGATCTCTTCGTAACTACATATTACCACTAGGTCGTTAGCTACACTTGCTTTCGCGCCGATTGATTTGTTCTCCTCTAAATACACCGCAGTGTTTTTATCCAAAACAACTAGAGTTGTGTCAGCGGGAACTGAAATAGTGCTTGCAAGAGCGTACGCCGTACCGCCAATGTCATCTTGGCTGTAGAGGCTTATAGTTATATCGGCGGCGTTTGTGCCATCGACATTCGCTATCTGGATCATGTTTATTTTAAAAACTTTTCCACTTGATGCAGCGTTACTCACAATTGCCGTAGCACTGGTTGATGAAAGCGCGATCGTGGCGGATTTGCCTATGATCGTCGCGACGTTTACAATATTTGGTGCAGCCATTTTCTAGCCTCCTTTATCCAAAGACGATTGCCATAGCGATCGCCTTTCCTGTTGATATGCCTGCACTGCCAAAACTGACCGTACCACTTCCGTTAGTAACTAATGCTTGCCCAGTTGAGCCGTCTGATGTTGGCAGCGTAAGGGCTGCAACAAAGCCTTGTAGATTTGCATCATACGCCAAGACATCACTGCCTATGGCAAGTCCCAATGCAGTCCTTGCGGCAGAGGCAGAACTAGCTCCTGTACCGCCGTCAGTAATAGCCAGATCAGCAATGCCAGATACTACCCCACCTGTAATATTAACACTGCTCATTGCAAAGTCAGCGGTCAGATCAAATACAGCCGCTCCAGACCCTGCGCCGTCACAGAAGATTATCTTGTTGTCACCAGCCGCTACGCTAACAGTTGCGCCAGACCCTTGTTTAAAGATTGTCGTCTGGTTTGTAGCGTTTCTAACAAAGTAGATGTGATCGCCATCGTTGGGCGCGATTGTAATTGTATTCGTACCAGAAGGAGAGCCGCCTAGAACAAGTACCTTAAACATACCGTCCGACAAACTTCCGTCCGAAGTTGTCAAAGTGGTAGTTGTGCCAGATAGAGTTAACGCCCCTACACCGTTTACCAATCGGTCAATTATATCTAGGTTGGTGTTTGTAGTGTTGCCCCAAGCGCCAGACTGTTCGCCCGTTGCAATTTTTTCTATGCCACTACCGTTATATGAACTTGCCATCTTGTTTCCTTACGCCGCTATTTCGGTCCAAATGTTCGGGTTAGTGTCCGGAATAATACGGCCCCAAACGGTTACTCTTGAAACCCGCCCAGTTGCCGAAACTCCTGTCACACTTACATTAGCATCGCATTCGCAGACAATTGTAGCAGCATTAACCAACGCTGTCGAGCTTAACCCAGAAGGCACTACAGGAATAGTCTGATCTGTAACCGCCGTGACCTGACCAATTCTACCCGTAGATGCAATACCTGTAACCGTGAAAGAAGAGTTTCCTTGGACCGTAGTTGATCCAACTCCACCAGTGGCAGCTATCCCTGTAACGCTTACATTTACGCCTGCTCCAACTACTGTGGAAGCTGATCCGACTTGACCCGTTCCAGCCACACCCGTTATTGAAGGTACACTGGAAGCGCCTGAAATAGTTACACTACCTACCGCGCCCGTAGCGGAAGCGCTAAATGCTACATCGTTGCCCCACGTACCAGCACCCCAAGCCTGTGTGGAGGAGTTCCAGCCCGCAAAGACAACGACTGCATCAGCCATATTTAAGCAATCCGTATAAGAGCGTTAGAAGCATCTGCCGCGGGCATAACAATCTTGAAGTCGCCGTTAGTGGAAGCTTTGTCCGCACCGAAGTCTAAAACAACCACAGTGTTTGTAGTGTTTGAACCAGTACCTTCAGTACTGTTATAGACCAACGCGCCACGAGCCGTGATGGTGGCTGAAGTAAACGTCAAGTCAGCGAAATCAGTAAAAGCCGTAGTTCCACCAACAGTTGGGTTAACTCGTGTAAGATTACCTCCACCAGCAGAGTACGAGCCAGAGTTACTGACTTCGTTGCCAGTAGTATAATTCGCAGTCGCAGCGTTAAAGGTAGCACTATTAGTATAGAGAGCTAGCTTAAATGTGTCGCCCCCACTATTTACAAAATTATGACCGCCCTCAAGAAGTTCTTTCTTGAAAGTAGTACACATGAAGTTTCCGTTGAAAGCCATTTTAAAGTCTCCTTATAAGTTCAGCAAGTTGTGGATGCCCTGCATCTATAAGGGCGTTATACACAGTTGTACGGTCACTGCGAATAGATTGTCGCATATAATAGGCTACAGTGCGTTCCATTTGTGTTCTGAAAGCTTTTGCTTGGTCTCGTATAGCAGGGTGCGCTGTGTCAGAAACACTTATTAACTGCTTTACACAATCTATCGAAAGTTCTTCTGGAGTGAAACCACGGTTGTGAGTTGTTTCAACTCCTACCAGCGGCGCGTCTTTTGGAACATCTACTTTAAGTTCAAACATTATTGCTTCGCCCTTATTACTTTGCCCGTCCGGTATTCATCCGTTGGTTCTTTGGCTTCACCCAGAAGCTTTAAACCTGTCAAGGACTCGGTAAACCGCTTGTCGTAGTATGTCATCATATCCTGCTCGCCCTTCATAAATATATAGGCTTCAACCAAGCTGCCGTACAACAAAGTAAGTTCTGCATTCTTACTCAACCATGTTGTATCAGATCCAGAGGCGCTTTCCGTTATACTTACGGGTCGATAGAAGTAATGTAGCTCTGCGCTGTAAGCCGCATCGGGCGTTGGGCCTAAAATAAGATAATTTAAATCAAACACCGCAAAATACTTGGGCGTACCATATGTAGTAGCATTAGGAGTGTATGTCTGTATAAAGCTGGGGTCTTTTAACTCTAAAAAATCTTTGTCTCCGTTTGCTTTATCTATGCTTAAAGAAAAGGATGCCAGATAGTCTGATGGAACGGGTAAATACTTATAATTCTGAGTTGTGACCGCCGTTGAATTTTTTCTAAACAACGATAACTGAACGCTTTTTAGAATACGCTCTTCTGCAATTTTTATAAACGTAGGCAAATTAGCGACAAAAGAAGTTTCATCGTTTTCTGTGTAAGCCTGAATTGCAGCTTTTAACTGGTCATATGTAAAGCTCATAATATCACACTATTGTTATGTTACCAACCATACCGCTATGATTGGTGCATTGATATACTAAAGATGTATCGCTTGGTTCGTGAGGGACAATGAACTGTGTCAGCCCACTAGTTGAGTTGTAGTTATTTGTAACACCTGTTGTAAACGCAGACCCACCATTAGATGTTCTGATCTGCAAGGGGTGGCTACTTGCATTAGCCGAGTTATTTAAAAGATACGTGTGGCCTTTATAGAAAGTAAAATTGGGGTTGTTTCCAGATGTGGCACCGGGACCAGTAAATGTATAAGCAGATGATCCATTTGTACCAGCGGTATACTTTGTAACGGGTCCAGTTGTTTCATCGTTTAGTCGAACCCATGCACCGCCATGCGCGAAGTATAAACCTCCAGTTGCATGAACGTGCGCCACTGCGCCATGATATGACCCAGCGCTGGGTAAGTCGCTTAAATTGGCATAATAGAATACAATCTTATTTGCGCCAGAGCTTACATTTATAAGGCCATTACCGTCTATAATATCAGTAAGAGTTGATCCGTTGCCCAAGGCAGCGTAAATTTCTGTAAAGTTTGCATTTATTTTTGTAGCGCCAGTGCGCAGTGTGTCGCCTGCGCCATCATTTGGACTACTGCCAACGCCTACTGTCTGTAAAGTCATGTTCTATCCTTCATCAAAAGTATCTGCTGTAGAATCTAATGTGGTCGAAGTACTATCAAAACTTGGTACTGTTGTACTAGGATTAATTGTAACAGAACCAACAGAGCCCACTAAAGAAGGTGTTAATGGAATTTCTGTGGGCAATTCAGCCGTACCTTGAGTACTCCAGTTGCCGTTGCCTAAATAAATAATACCATTAGTTGTCACTACCAAAAAAGCCCCCGTCGGATCATCCGAGTCGGGTCTGGCATCTCTTAAAGCTTGAGGGTCAATAACTTTTGTAAAGGGACCTAACTGAGGTTGCTTTGTTTCAAACTCGTCTCTTCCAACAAGCGCACCCGTCCACTCCTTGCGCATATCTCTATACCGATATCGAAAGCCGGATCGGTCTGATATGGCATAAGCGTTTTTCCCTGATGCAAATTTAGACATTACGTTGTCCTAAAGTATTGATACATGGGAACTACGTTAAAGGAAGACCTGTCACGATCTTCCGTCATAGCGCGTTCAAATTCTTCTTCATACACGGCTTTTAAAAGCTGTATTCTATCCGGAGCGCGCTTCATAGAAATATAGTAGGCTAAACCCGCGGCAAGGCAGGGATAAAACCTAAAAGGCATATCCATAGTGTTAACTTGAGTATCCGCATCGTCCATTCTAGTAAGACCATCGTAAAAAATCACGTCAGTGCTGTTCTCAGGAACAGGCCAAATCTTTAAGTTTGGAGTATTTTGCCTGTCAAGAAAAAACTGAGCGGGCCGACTTTGCGTGGTCTTATTTGGTATCGTTATAAACGTATCTCGACTAACTCGTCCTAAAGCATAATCCGTGTTATCTCGGCGCAAAACCACAGATAATACATCTATTATATCCGCGCCTAATGGGTACTCTCCGTCCCCTTGAACAAGGGATAGACTGCGTTGTTTAATAGTCCATTGATTAAGGCCGCGATTAGCCCATTCTGCCAGCATTAAGTTTAAGGATCTTTTAGCTGTCCGAAGGTCGTAACCCGTTCTAACCTCTAAGCCGCAACGCTCAAACGCTTCTTCAATGTATTCAGCTACGTCTAGCTCAAAATCTTTGCTATCGGATAAAGCCATTATTCTTCCCCCTGATACAGATTATCAAAGATACGGTTCACATCCAATGTATAGTCTAAATCAGACTTTGAATAGTGTATATGTTGTGACGGCTTGAAATCAGGCGCGCCGTTTCCCGTTGAAAACCATGCGGGATGCGTAACACGCACACGATTGTTAGGCAACGCTACAATGTTTCCCGCCCACTGAGGAGCTTCTTCGCTATCTAAAATCTGTAGTACATGATTTTGCTTATGCTGGGCAGGGTCATCTGCAATCTCACTGTCAGTATAATCTACAGTAAATAAGTACTTTGCAGGCAACATATTTCCACCTATTTTTGCAAACCAAGGACAAGGTGTGGCCCTATCCATAACAAAAACGGAATGAGTGTGAGAGGCGCAGTCCCACGGTTGAGCATCGTATGTTTCCATAGGCTCCGGCCAATCAGACAAAGGAATATCTCCAACTAAAGCCGTTATGGGCATTCTTGCCCACATAGCTCCACCATGAACCGTGTCTTCTTCCTCGCCTTCAGCTTCAATGCCTGTAAACATTACTTGAAAGCTCAAGCACCTGTTGGGGATCGTCGTGACGCCAACAACCATAGCATGAAGAAAATCCCCATGATACTTTTCGTGGTTATGCGTGTATTCACGACGAACCCATGCCTTAAAATAAGGAATATTTGAGTAAAGGTACGACATTTACTTCTTCTTTGCCGCTCCACCTTTAGCCGCTTTCATGGGAGACAAAGTCATTCCTTTGGCCGAAGCCGCAGAACGTAACTGAGCCATAGTCATGCCTACACCGCCCATGTTCATTTTAGAAGCCATCTTGCCGCCCGTAGCGCCACCCTTGGACATCTTTTTAACTTTTCCGCCCATAGTGCCACCTTTGGACATCTTTTTAACTTTTCCGCCGCCGCGGTAACCTTTAGTTTTCTTCTTCATCATTGCCATTGGAACCTCCTTTAGGCATTTACCGAACCAGTTGTTCGCTTTCTTCTTAAAACTTTACCGCAGCCCCGAGCTACTACCCCTTTTTTGGATGTTTTCGGGGGCGCCCTCTTGGCCGTGGTTTTTGGGATTGCAATTTCACCTCCGAAACGGGCGAACTTGACTTCCGCGGCTTTCGTGTTTTTGACGTTGGTTTTGCCTTTTGAACCTTCACGCTTCTTTTTTCTTGCGGTTGAGGCGCGCTGGCTTTTTGAAAGACTTTGAGCTTTACTTCTTGGAAGACACCTATCAGGGTTCTTTTTATCTTTTGAAGTACCGCACTTACCTTTAATTTTACCATCTGTACCTATCCTCACCCAATCTTGATCACGCCATTTTTTTAACTCTCCCATTACTTTTTTCCCTTAGATTTTGTGGGAAATATTTTTTTAAGAGTTTTGGCTTGACCTTTATGTAATTTAGAAGCTTTGTTTAAACCTTTTATAACTTTTTTAACTTTCTTTTTATTACCTATACTCAAAGTCATGATTTCTTCCCCTTAGCACCCTTGGCGTAGTTAGGGTCCTTGCAATATTTAGATGCGGCCATGTTAGCATAAGCACTTGGATAAGTATCAAACGTTCTTTGAGCCCAAGCTTTTCCCTTTGGGCAAATCTTACTTCCCTTGCTTTTTGAATCAGCAGATTTAGACTTTCTATTGTAGTTTTTTGCCACTATAAAAACCTTTCCGCTACAGCCGCGGCAACAATTAAAGCCGCAATACCCCAAAGTCGCATGTCTAAGCGTTCTAGTTGTTTTTCAATATTCTCAAATCTACGATTAGACTCTTGCTCATGCTTCTCCATAAGCATTAAAACCTCTTCTACCTTCATTAGCATTTCCACCTCTTACGAGCTTGACGCAACCTTGAATTAGGGTCCTTGGCTGCTTTAGGAAACTTCTTCATCTGACCCGCAGACCTTGCGCAATAAGACTTACGTCGCTTATCATCTGCGCTGCCTTTTTTAACTTTTCCAGTAACCGCGGTCTTTAACTTAGAACCGGGATTCTTTTTACGGTAAGCTTTAACGCCTTTTTCAGTCATTCCCGCCCCAGATTTAGTGGGGCGAAAATTCTTTTTATTGCGCTTCGGCATTTCGCCTTTGCTGGTAGCAGTCATTGCAGACTCCTATGCGTGGAACGCCGTAACCATTTTTGCCCCAGAAACATTGAACTGGATCATCAGATTATTTTTAAACAGAACGCCTTCTTCTGGAATATAAACATCGTCTGCTGCGTTAGCAACGCCACTGGTTCTTGTAACAAACACTGTGCTGGCAGCATCATCGGCGGGGGCTGTCCCGTTGATAAATTCTATCCTTGTGGAAGCCGCGTTTGAAATAGTGGTAAACGCCTTCAACCTAGTCCTTCCTGTAAGTAATGAACTAGTAGCTGCGTCCGTCATTCCCAAAGAAACGTTAGCGGCGTACTGAGCGCTACACGTTGCAGAAACAATTTTTTTAAAGAACCTAACCCCATCGACAGTTGCCGCAGAACCCGTAGAAGTTATGATGTCTGTTATAGTCTTGTCATTCAAATCTGTTCCAACGATAGTTACCGTTTTGTTATTATCATTTGTCCCCGTAGTGGTGACAGATATTCTACGGGCAGTGTCGGCATTGGACGTAGCGAAGAAGGTATTAGCTAACGTAAACACCAGATTTGGTCTTGCTGCCGCCGCGATAAACGTGGTGGAGGCGGGATCAAATACGCCAGATACAATGCTGCCTTCTACCGTTGTAGCGGTAATGTCTGAGCCTGCCATAACAGAACCCTCCTATGTTAATAGCCTACACCGCAGTTGCGTCTTGCAAGTTGTTTGCCTGCAAATAAGTGAAAGTCACAGTAATTTGACCCGCAGTAGCAGCCGCTCCCGCAGATATAAGTGTTGCTGTGATCTGGCTGTCAGCACTAAAACGATCTGCTGTGTCTAAAGACCCAGCGGCCAAAGTTTTAGTTTCCCCCGCCGCTTTAACATTGGTATTTGCAATAAGAAATTGAGTCGTCTTGCTCAACACCCCTACTGAAACAGTCGCTGCGCCACCCGCGTTACTAGCTATAGCCACTCTTAGTGTGACACCCAGTAGCTGTGAATTATCTGGAATGACGCCGACATTGTAGGTAGTTGTTCCAGCGGCGACTTGTGCGTCAATCATAATAGATTGAGACATTACAACTTGACCTACGTTGGCAACATTTGAGCCTACGGTTGTTCCTGTTGTATCTTTAATTGTGCCAGCCTTTATTGGGCCAGAAAAAGTTGTAGTACCCATGTCGATCTCCTGTCAGGGTTAAGTCAGTCACGGGATGTGACTGTCAGGGATAACAAAAGTATACACATGTTTTTTTAAAAAGAAAGGGGCCACCGAAGCAGCCCCCAACTTAAAAGTTCTAAGTAGATTATGCTCCGGGTGTACCGAAGACACAACGCCAATCAGATACGCCAAAGCTGTAACGCTCACGAGCTTTAAAACGCATGTTTCCTGTATCAAAATCGCCTTCCATAGCGGTTTTGATGGAAGAACGATTAAAGTTCTTGAAGCCGTTTGGCGAGTCAGTCTTGATGAAGAACGCATCTGTGTCTGTAAGGAAGTGGTTAACAACCGCACCATCCGGCAGCATACCCATGCTACGAGTGGCGTTTAGGTCATTATCCGCACTGCCCGGACGCAGATTAGAGTTAAGAACACGCTCTGCAATAAACTGCAATTCTTTTGGAATGATTAGTTTCGTTCCACGAACCGCAATTTTAAGACCACGCTCATCAGTCAATCCTGCAACGTCAATTAGCATCTGCTCAAGAGAAGTCTCGTTGAGATCCGCCGCAGTAGCCAGAATGTTGGTCTGGTTACCTGACAAAGAAGGGTGAGCCGCTGAACAAAGCGCCGCGCCATCACCACCAGCATTAACACCCGCCAAAAAGGCGTTGTTAAGTATAGCAGCAGCTTTAATCTGCTTAGTCTGAGCCATAGAACGGGCCAGAGCTTTGGTATAGCGAGATGCTAGACGATCATAGAGATTGTCTTCGATAGCTTCCTCTGTGATAGAGAATGCTAACGCAATAGTTTCATGCGTATAACGCGCTGTGTAAGTCTCTTGAGCATCATCAAATGTGATGGCTCCGCCCTCACTTTTAACAGGTGCGGTTGAGAAACCTCCGAGCATAACTTCCTCTTCGAATGCTCGGTCAGAGCTTTCTTCTTCAAAGATTTCACTATGCTCGTTTTCGTAACGATCATACTCAAGCCCAAACAATGCGTTAAGGCCCGGTTCTAGCTCTTTAGCTAGTTGTGCGCGAGAAATAGCCATTTGTTAAGCTCCTTATACGCCAGTTGTAGAAACAGAGGCCGCTACAATAGAGCCCGTAGGCGCATTGAAGTGGTTGTTTATACGAACAATTAATGGGATACCCGCCTCAGTAAAGTCGGTATTACCAGCATCGTCTAAGATGCCCATAATTCTGAGAGCAAGCGTGTTTGTGGCCGCGACAGTGTTAAGGTCAGCAGTAGCTGACGACAACCCTGTAGCAGTAGAACCACTGTTTCCGTTTGCAAACGCAATGTTTGCGAAAACGCTAGTACGAACTTCCGCCTCAGTGTTTTGACCGCCAACAACATTAGATGTTGCAATGCGGAAAAGCTGATTAGGGTCGTCGTACACAAAGGCTTTGACAGGATGATTCGTGTCAGCGCCAGAGCCGGGCCAAAAGTTTGAAAAAACCGGTTTTCCAGTAGTCGAGGATATATATTCACAACCGCCAAACACGCCCACGATAGAAACGTTACCACCAGCCGCAGCTTGTAGATCGTCAATAACTCCCGCAGCTAACGGAATAACCGCCATGCCGTGAAAGATTGGGTTAGTGTTGCCAACTGCAATACGATATTCTGTCATACCCGTAGACGAGACTGAAGCGCCCTGTCTGGATATCGGTCGAAGGCCATAAGATAGCTCAATATTTGCCATTTACTTTTCTCCAATAGGTTAATGGGCCTAATTCTTGTTAGGAGGTCCACCAAAGGTTACACGAGATTGACGATCCGCTTTCTGGATCGTCATGGTTGAGTGTGCGTTCTCCCGCATCATATCTGAATCAACCGCTTCCATCTGGTCTTGACTACGACCAGCAAAGTACGCAGTGCGTTCAGCGGCAGTTTCTTCAGGGATGCGAGCAAGCATTAAACCTCCAACACCAAAGACACCTTGATATTTTCCTGATTCAACTACCGGGGATTCAAAATCAGGGTACTCGTCTTTACGAACAAGCTCCCAACCTTCGCGCATTTTAGCGCTAATGTTCTTAGTATCATCAAAGCCGCGCGTCTCTGCGCGTATCCAACGATGCTGAAAACCATCCGGTGCAGGCGGTGCATCTAACATTGAGGGGGGAGCCCACGGCTTACGCTGCGCCGTCTTTTCCCTAGTTTGGTTTGCGCGAGAAGTGCGCTTGATTGGGCCGTTTACATCTGTATCTTCGCTCATCAATCTTACTCCTTCACGTATTTCGCGTATGCTTCTAGCGGCACACCCAATTTCTTCGCGATTGCGACTTGGCTAGGGGTGAGTCTAACCTTTTTCCCACTGCTGCGCCCAGAATTGTTTCTTGAAACACCAGTAACCGTCTGAACGGGCCGTTTACTAGTCGTTCTCGAAGACCCTCCAAACGTGTCGGAAATTCTTCGATCTAACTCATTATAGTATTCATTGCTCGTCGGGTCAAACCCTTCGTCCTCAACAAGCTTTTTATGTATTCCAAAAGCACCAAATGTCTTAGCATCGTCTTGACCAAACCACTCGTTTCTCTCCGCCCAATCTTGAGCTTTGGGGTCTGGACGCCTTATTTGCTGCTGTTGCGGCTGCTGTTGAACCTGCTGCTGCTGTTGCATTTGCTGCATCTGCTGCTGCGTTTGTTCCGCTTGACGAGATTGAGCCACTTTGGCTTGAGCCGCACGATCCGTCTCACTAGACAAAGAAATCATGCGTTTATTAGCATCAACCGCTGCCTGCGTGTCGCCCATCTCCATCGCACGGGCATACTCTTTTTCAGCCTGCTCCATTTGATTTTGAACTCGGGTGCTATATTCTTCAACATAACTGTTGTCCAACTGCTCAAACCGCTGCTTTAGCCCGTTTGATTCTTCTTGGACCTGTTTTGCGTAGTTTACAGCCTCGTTTTCACGCCGCTCCGCCTCACGCATCTTCTTAGTTAAACGGTCGATCCGCTTCTGAGTGGCGTTATCCGCCTTTTGAAACTGGTCGTCAGAGACAAGCTCTACGTCCGAATCTTCAACTTCCGGAGTATCTACCTCAACTTCGGTATCTACCTCAGATTCAAGATCTAATTCAATTTGATTTTCTGCCATTTTTATCTCCTAGTAATGTAATACGTCTTCAGGCTCGGATATCCGGGCTAATATCTCATCATCGTTCAAAATACTCACGGTGCCACCATCAATGGCAAACCTAGATCCCGAATAACGAGCAAACATGACCCAATCTCCTTGTTTACACCACGGACCGTTAGGAAACTTTTCAGTATCCTTGTAGGCAAGCTCGCCTACTTTTAAAACGTATCCAACTTGGGTGGAAACCTGTTGCTGACTTACCGCGGCGTCAGGTAAATATACGCCGCCCTCGGTCTTACCCTTACCCTTGTAAGGCAAAATCAGCAGACGCCATCCCGTAGGGGTAGGCATTTTTTCTAAAAGCGATTCCCCAATAGAGTCCGGGTTTAAAACCCGTTCTTTTGGCTCAGAATACGCATCAGATAGGCTGGCTACAGCCTCTTTTATTTCAGTCAAGTTAATTGACGAACTTTTAGTCATTTAATAGCTCCTGTTTTTCTAGCAGGCCCTTGAGTTCCTGTTCCACGTGATTCAAGGCATCCATCTGCCCCATAAGCTCACGATACTGCTCCATTGATTTTACGTTTCCGTATTGCAAAAAATCCACTACCGCATCCCGTTTATCCCTTATTATGCGAAAAACTGCTTCCTCAATAAATATCGTATTCATTCCTATAAAATCCCAGTTTATCTGATATCGGGATATCGGGATTTATATCGGAAGGCAAGCGTTATTACATCGTTTCAAAATGCGGCGCATCAATAAATGGTCTACGCCCTTGTGATCTGCGCAAATCAACATACTCGTTCATGGCTTCTTCCGCCGTGCCCTCATATGCGCCGAAGTCATCTATATGCCACGCAGCGCCCCAGCGTATCTTAACTCCGAGTTCCTTCGCGGTGATTTTCATAGCGTCGGCAATCTCATCATACAGATTGAGTTCCCATCGACCGCCATCAATATACGCCATCAAATCTACAGCAAAGCCGCCAAGATGCTTGGACTTCATAGTCTGACTAGCACCTTTTGCCACAAGAGCTTCCTGCTCCTTGCGGGTCCGCAGGCCGCAGATCACGCTGAAATCCTGCTCAGAGCGACCTATCGCCGAACGGACAACAGTCTGCAAGCTAGGGTCAACGCCCTCTAGCCGCTCATTACTACGGTTTCCTAGTTTATATGTCATGGTTTCCCCTTCATATATTTAGATACGGCTCTTCCGCCGAACCAAAAACTTACTATTGCAGCGAACAAGCCGCTGGTTGAATCATCCCAGATCAGAGACAAAGACTTGCCGAAGTCTGTTCCAGAATCCATTAAAGCCATCAAAGCAGTTATCTTGATGGCAACGAAAAGGCTAAAAAAAACATAAGTGATGACAGGGCGGACGCTACCTCGTAGTGCGTTAATAAAACCTCCTGCGTCCATACTATCATGTTTATATAAACTCTCCGTTTCCTTAATATCAGCCTGCTTGTCTAATATGTCCAGCTTCAACTCGTTGCGCCTTGCCATCATGTCCATCTCAAGAGACATCCGCTCAAGGTTATGTTTATGATCCTGACCCGCCCGGAAGTAGTTTAGTATCTCCGGCAGAAAAGATGTTCCAAAACCTAGTAAACTACCTAATAAAGTTATCATTTATCCATCACCTTTGATGTAGACACAGGAGCAGCCGACTTTTTGTTCATAGCATTAAAGCCAAAGTACGCGGCGCACAGACCCGAAACACTCACAATGTATATTGAGGCTATATCCGTAATCAACTTTGCCGCAGTATCAAATCCTAAAATAGAACACGTCAGAATAATCAAAGGGTAAAGTACCATGCCAGACAAAGCAAACCACGTCATCCGTAACTGAGCATCTCGCTTGTGATCTTCGTCGTCCATCTGACGGCGCTTGTCTTCCCAAGCAAGCTTGTCCCACTCAGCCTTGTCTATGTGGCCGTTGCTATCAAGGTCAGCTTTATCAAAATCAGTCATCTCTTAAAACCTCAAAACAAAGTATCCTAGTTTTACTATTAGTTATTAAAACCATAGCCTCAGATTTTGCAGCTTCGCAAGCCTTGTCCGTCCTGAACTGCCCCAATTGGTACACATCCACGGCGTTGTTTGAATATAGAAACCACATTAAGAAAAACATTACCATTTATCCATGTATTTGCCTACCATATATATCAATGCGGCCATTGAAGAGACAGCAAAGAAACACCCCAAGCAAATCATCAACATTTCAATAAGCTCTTCGCGTTCTTTTTGTTTCTGTTTTAAAGCGGCTCTTCTAGCCTTTCTAGCGTCCGCTTGCCAAAGAACCCAGCGGTCCCATGTGCCGGGAGGACCATACAATCTACACCAAGACTCTAGTTCTTTTCTTTGTTCTTTTAATTTCTCAAGGGCTTGGAACTCTTCCCAATCCCCTTCGGCCCCGCCCGTAATAGAAGAGATGGGATTATTCTTCTTACGCTTTACGGCATCCTTAAGCTCGTCCTCAGCGTTGAGAAACTTGCCGACATGGCCTACCATGTCTTTTACTTCGCGCCCGTTCTCAAGACACTTCTTGATTATTGAGTACGCGGCGTTAGCCGCCGCTATAGTCTCTAAAACAGCCATTGTTTCTAAGCATTCCCCAAAAGCTTATTTTAAAGTTAGCACTCCCAGTAGCCGCCGCCCTTAATAGCAGCGCCCATGCCCCGAACCGTGCCACGCTTCATAGTGGTTGGAATCTTAAATTCAGCAGTCTTCCCATAAGGAATACGACCCTGCTTATCTATCTGAGCGTAAGGAACCGCTTTCGGTGATGGACCCGCAGGGGCCCCGTTTACTTTTACTTTAGCCATTCTATTGTCCTCTCTGTTTTAACAATTCGCGCTGCATTGCGCTATCAATCCGTTTGTCCGTCTGAGACTCTTGACTCGCAAGCCGCTGTTGGAACTGCTCGCTGCGCATCTGCTGATTCTGAGCGTCAAGCTGCAACTTCGCTTGGTCGATCTGAGTATCTGACTGCTCCGCTTGAGCCTTGATCTCCAATTCCTTCTCCTTGAGTTGTACCAAAGGATCCGGGCCCTGACCAGATATTTGTCCGGAAAGCTGCTTAACCTGTTGCATACCCTCCGCAATCAACTGAGCAACCATAGTCTGATACTGCAACTCTTGCTGGTCCGCTTCCATAGGACCCGCTTGCTGCATCTGAACCATAGCCTGCTCTTCCGCACCAATCTTAACATGCTCCATAACGTGCTTTTGTAAAGACATGGCAACAGCAGGTAACTGTCCAACCATAGGACTAGCGCCAAAAACTAAGTGCGCCATAGTATGAGCCTGATGGTTCTGACCAGCAAACGCCTGCAAAACTAAGTTGTCTAAGGCGTTGATGTTCTCTTGTGCAGGATCCAAAGGCCGCGCCTCTTCGTCCGGAACCGCCTTCATTATACGGTCAACATCCGTAACACCCAAAGCCTCATACATGTCTCGGAAAATCTCGTGCATGTTGTGCATCTCAGGAGCCTGTGTCGCTAACTGCAACTTGGTCTGAGCCAAAACAATCCTTTGAGATTGACTGAACGCATTCGGATTCGAAACAGGAATAATGTCTACACGGTCGTCAAAGTCCGTCGCCATAACAGTCTGATCGCCGCCCGCAACACTATAAGGATACTCAGAAGGTAAAGTCTCGCCCATAACCCGAGCAAGTATCTTAAACTCCTGACGCATCGCATAATGCAAACGCTTGTGAACAGCACTCATTACCCGAGAACCCTGCTCCAACATAGCTATCGTAGTGCCAACAGCCGCGTCCTGATTGCCGTCGCCAACCTTCATGTCCGTGATCGTAGCAAACCGCTGACCCGCCTGAACAACAAAACCCAACAACTGAAATAACGTCTGATCCGGTCCCTTGAACGGTAAAGGCATTAAACTATCACGGATCGCGCCGCCCGGAGCATCCACATCCCTAAATTCACCCGGCTGTAAAGGCTCGTCGTCGTCCCTGATCCGCAGTCCGCGGGCTTTGAAACCCGCAGGGAGATTAGATAATGTACCCGCATCAATCAATTGACGCAGAGCAGAAGTCGCAGAACGAGACAAACCACCAATAGTATGGATTAAACCTAGCCCGTAGAAGCCAAAGCCCGGAAGAAACTTGTAGTGAACAAAATACTGGATCTTCTTGCGTAACTCGTCGTCTTCTAAATAATTCCGGCGAACAGACAATACTTTACCGTTATCCTGCGAAATAGTCACAATATAAGGTAACTTTATACCAGTAGGCTCGTCGTCAGCGTCCGTGTCCTCGTAACCCTCTAGGTCCAAATCAACGTGGCACTCAAGTAAAGTGCAATCGTAATCAACCTGAGAACTCTCAAAACCACTGATCCGATCAATCTCAGTCTCTACCGTGCCCAACTCTTGCTGCGCAGGCGTTACAGGGATGTCTAAATAAAATCCCCCAACTTGCATCTTGCGCAAATCGTTTAAACCCATGCGAACAACCTGTGTAATATTAGGACACGTGTCCAAATCAGAGGTCTCATAAGGTACAACTAACTGCTCGGCAGGGACAAACTTACTTACAATCCGGCCCATAGCCTCGTCAAAGTAAACCTTTTTAAAGGTACTTCCCGCTAACGGTAAGTAAAACAACATCTGATCCATGTCAGGAGTGTAATCCTCCATCACATTGGTCAAATAATAATTCATAAACTGACGAACACGTTGCGCCTGATCCGCTTTCTCACGAGTGTCCTTGCCCATAACTGAGGTTCGAACAGGACCCGAAGACGGCAATAACTCATTAAACGCTTGGGCCTGAAAATGCGTCGCAGCCTCCGCCAATAAAGGATGGGTAACGCCACTCGCTCCGCGAAACGGCTGAGTCCGGTCCTTATAACTAAAGCCCAGTAACTCTAAACCATTAGAATACGTGTCTTCCCAATCCTGACGAGAAGCCTTGTTACCCTCGAACTCTCCCGTTAAATCTC